TTTGATTGAATTTTTGATTCCAGCATCTTAACAATAAATTAGATTAGTATTGTTTTTTAATTTTCCATTTAATTTAAAATTTAAAGTAATATAATTAATACATAAAGCTATTGATGCTTTTTTAGCTGATTCATAAAAAATACCGTTTTCAATATTTAAAACAATTTTTCCTTTTTTATTTTTAGGATTTGTCCTATTTTCTTTCATCTTTAAAATAGTTTCAATACTATGTTTTTTACCAAACATTGGATTTTTTATACCTTTTGATTTAAAAGACATTATTTCTCTAGTAGATTCAGAAATTTTTTTACCATAATTGTGATTTAAGATTCCTTTTTGTCTTTCAGATAAAAATTTTTTTGTTGTTTCATTATGTTTATTTCCTTTAAAAGACATCATAAAACCTCTTTTTTTTACAGCTTCACCTATATTTTTTCTATGCAAATCTGTAAAAATTTTTTTTTTACCTGATTCTTTCATTTTTAATATAGTTTCCTCACTAAAATATCCTGATTTATCAGTTGACTTAGTTAGCCTACAATTTAATCCTTTTTTTAAGACATTATAAAAATCTTGCCAATATCTTTCATTATTATTTAATGATTCAACATTACACTCTTGTATAATTTCAAAAAGGTGATTTTCACAACCATATTTTAAAAAAGAATTATAAAGACCTTTTTGTTCTGAAACATTCTGATTTTTTTTATATTGATTAAATCTTTTTTCAATATTAACACTTTGTCCTACATAAATTTTACCGCTTGGACTTGTAATTTTATAAATTCCTATCATAACAAAAAAAATTCAAACCTTTTCGAGATTGCGGCTCTACTAGGGTTTGAATTAAATTATTTTTTTACTTATCAATTCCGCAATAATTGATAAACAAATATACAAAATTATCCTCTAATTCTGCTGCTTTTCTTTTCTATTTTTTTAATTCCAAAATCTTTTAGGAATAGGCTTGTTGTGTAATCTTTCTTTGTCAATACAGTTTTATATATTGAATTTTCTATACCCTTTTTTGCAAAAATCCAAAATACCTCATTACTTAATCTAGTTTTTTCAGTAAGCCGATCCCTGGACTGCCAATAACTCACACTAGAGAAGTCAATATTATAATAAACTAAATACTTAGCCTCTTTTAATGATATTCCTTCTCTGCCAGATGTAATCTGGAGCGCAATATTTTTATCGGTTGTATTAAACTCGTCTAGGTTATCGGTTAAGTTATCTCCTATAATTTCTTTTAAAGCGTTCCATTCCTCTTTAAATTTATAAAATATACCAATCTTTACATCTTTAAAATTATCCCTAATATACTCTGCTTTTGTATAGTCAATTACTTTGCTAGTGCCATCCTCAAACTTACAAGTGCCACTTGATAATTGATGGACTTTTTGTTGCAATTTTACAGCAGTATCTGCTAATATTAATTGATTGTGTTGGTTTTTTACAACTAAATCACGTTTTAACCTTTCAATAATTTGATAGGTTATCGGCTTCATCTCAACTTCCAAAACCATTTCATTAACTGTGGATGTAAACCCAGCTTGTTCCTGAGTAAAAGTGAGCAAATTATATTTAATTCTCCTATTGATATGCTTAATGTCTGCATCGCTGTAATCGTTAATTTTAGTAAACCCTAAATGCTTTTGCTTTACATTCACAAAGTCTGCAGCCCATTTGTAAAAGTTTGGGTAATCTTTAAACGGGCTGTAATCGCTTACCCACATTTGATGATACCATTGGCTATGAGATTCTGCTGTTGGCGTACCTGATAAAAATATCATTGGCAAATGTGAGAACTTTTCTTTGAATAGCTTTGCTGTGGTGTTTGGCTTAGGGTATGCACCAAATCTGTGATGTTCGTCGTGGATAACTAAATCAAAAGTATCGGTTATCTTATGCAAAGATTCATCATTTCCTATGGTTAATTTAAAGCTAAAGTTCATCTGGTCATAATCCCATTGGATAGAGCTAAATGCTTTTATTTTGGTAAGGAATAGAACATTTTTAGCTCCAAAATTCTCTGCGGTTTGAAGTGCTGTTAATGTTTTGCCTACACGAACTTGAAGTGCGAAATAAACTAACCCTTTATTTTTTAAAATATCACAACCCTCATTAGCCAACTTTACTTGATAATCTCTAAGTTGTAACATAATATTTATTTTTTAAAACATTATAAATAACGGAAACATTAACATAATATTTATTTGAAAAATTTTTAACATTACTATTTTTACCTTTTATACAATTTTCCCTAATATCAATTAAATCAAATTCTGTCAATTTTCTATTTGAATTTATTTTACCTAAAACATCATAAGAGTGCCTTTCATTTTCAGAATAAGATACCCATTCTAAATTTAAAATATTATTGTTTTTTCCATCTCCATCAATATGATTTACACAAGGTTTATTTTCATTGTTTGGAATAAAATATAAAGCTACTAATCTATGTACTTGGTATCTTTTTTGAATATTATTCTGACTTAAAGTAACTCTTTTATACAATTTTCTAATCAATTCTTGATTTAATAACTTTTCTTTGTAATTAGTTACCATACCATTAGAATAAATAATTTGACATTTTTTTCTTCTTACTCTACCATAAGATGAAACTTCATAATTCTTAAAGTCATTAATTGTTTTCCAAACTTCCATAATCTTAAAATATAAAACCCGATTAAAACAGAGTAGGACATCTGTAATAATCGGGAATTGTAATAATTTTTGTTAGCAGTCCTACTTGCTTTTTCAAAGATACAAAATAATATTTAAAAAAACAATACCTCCATACACAAATAAACCAATCCTTTGCGTTTTAATATATCGGTTGCCTCATTTGATAGCTTTACTTGGTAATCTCTAAGTTTTAGCATAGCCAGTATTTTATTTCTTGTATTAAATTCTGTGGTTTATTTATCATCCATTGATTTCTAAACCATTCAATTTTGCTTTTTTCTGCAATTTTACTAAAAGTATTTCTTCTTTCTGTAAGTCTTGATTTGATTGTTTCAATTTCTGATTCAAGTTTTCCAATTCTATAATCAAGTTTTTCGTTTGCAAGTTTTGATTTTGATATTCTATTTTCAGTTTCTTTAATTGCAATTGCAACACTTGGTTCGCTTGTAAATCTTTTAAGTCTTTCTTGTAAATAGTAATCAATTTCCTCAAGGTTAAAATCGATTCTGTTCTGTTTTGACAATTTAGTTTTAAAAAATCCTCGTTGCTTTGAATTATTTGTTGGCAATCTTTTTTGTAGCCAATTATTAATCTTTGTAGTTTTTGATTTAATATATTCCTCTGATTCTCTTTCAAACTTTTCAACTTCAAAAACAAGTCTTGAGTAATCTGTATTCTTTTCTTCGGAAAATCTTTTATAAGATTCTTCAAGTCTAAGTTTTTCATTTTCAAGAACTCTAAGTTTTTCTCTGTTAGATTCGAGTACGTTTGTGAGTACAAGGTGTTTAGATTTGTTGTCATTTTTTAAGTGTATTTCGATTATTGGAACTTTTAATTCTTTTAATTTTATTATATCTATTTCTGTTTTAGCATTACTCCAGCAAATTTCAATGCAACAAACTAATTTTTTTTTAGCATCATAACAAGATAAGTCTGGTCGTTTCTTTATATCGTGGTAAAATTCAGGAATTACATTATCAAACTCAATCCATTGATTAAAAATAGTATCAAAGTATTTTTTCTCGTGAACTATTTTCATTTTTGCGTTATAATGCTCTGGAGATTCTCCATAAATACCTTGCTCTTTTACTCCTACAAAACCAAAAACATTATTAGATTCAATCTTTTTAGCAAAGTATTTCCTATCATCTCCTTGCTTATAAATATAATCTAAAGGCTCTCCAGGATATAACCTATATTCATTTAGCCTTATTGCTTCCGAATTATGAACTAACTTATTGTCAGCATCAAATAAATATTCATACTTTGTCATTATTCTAGCTCTTTAACATATTTGTAAATCATTTGTAAAGAAACTCCTAATTGCTCTGAAACTTCTTTTTTATTTAAAGCTGGGTTTGACTTGTAAAGTGCTGCAAATTTATCTTTGTTGGTTTTTCCATCATTTACTTTCAATACCTTTCTAATCTCTGAAACTTCGATACTATCAACTTTAACTTTTTTAGCCATAGCAATAAAGTATTTAGATAGCTTTTCTGCCTTTAAAATTGATTCAACAGATATTTCATCTAAATTATAATTTGTTTGTCCTATTGCCCCGAAAACGTGAATTAAAAGAGCAAATCTAGGAATATAAGACTTTTGCTTTGGCAACATAGATTTCATATATTCATTTTCACTTTCGCTATTTTGAATTTCAGTTATCTCGTTAAAAATACGCATCCACTCCAATTTTGATTCTGCGTTAAATTTAACTATTTTAGGTGTTATCGCTCCATCTTGATCCCTTTGTATTACTTTATTTCTAATCGTGTCGTAAAAAGCAATAATTGTATCACTATACCATTGAATAGTATCATAATTCATTTCGTTATCATTATAGCTTTCAATGCTTAAATCTGGAAATGAAAGTAACATTCTATCCATAAAACCATTATCCTTATTGTCATCGGTGTAAAATGAATTAAAAATACTTGGTTGTATTCCTCCTAGTACTGGGATTAAAGGCTTAGCTACAAATGAACCAGCTCTAGTAAGTCTATTCAAATTAACAGACTTCCCACTCCAAGTTGATAACCAAAACTCTAAGTCTGAACCTGGCTTATATTTATTCATATCCTTAAACCATCCAGCTAGTTCATCTTTAAAAACTCCAACTGAATTATCGCTTTGTTGGTGCAAATCAACTAAGGCTTCAATGGTAATATCATTTGCAATAAATTGTTTTTTTATCGGCTTACTTACTTCCATACATTCCTCTTGGTCTTTTTTTGAAAGTCCATTATAGTACTCGTACTTTTCGTATTCCTTTATGTAATTTGATATTTCTTTATTGTTTATCTTCTCTAATGGAAATATAATATTTGAAATAG